CCCTTGACGAAATCAGCAAAGACCAGTATGATGACTTTGTTGATTACTCAGACGGTATCGAAAGAGCATAATCAACTGCGGTAATCCCCTTGGTGGTTCAGGGTTAGCGGCAATAGGAACCACCACAAGGGCAAGTAGCTCAGATGGATAGAGCCACGCACTTCTAATGCGTTGGTCGGGGGTTCGAGTCCCTCCTTGCCTGCCTTGCGAATGTGGTGTAGCGGTAACATCCCATCCTTCCAAGTTGGTGTCACGGGTTCGATCCCCGTCATTCGCTTTCCTTCTTTAGGAACATGAAACCAGTAGAAATTCTTCTTCTCATATCAGAGTTAGAAGGTTCTTATCAACACACCAAGAAACTTGGTTTTGATGAAGATAGAGATGTCCTCAGAAAAATGTGTGATAAGTATTATAAACTGTATTTCAAACTTAAGAAGGAACAACATAATCCTCTATAGCACAATCGGTAGTGCGCGAAGCTGTTAACTTTGAGGTTCTTGGTTCGAGTCCAAGTGGAGGAGTACGGGAGTTTGGCGCAGCGGTAGCGCATCTGCTTTACACGCAGCTGGTCACTGGTTCGATCCCAGTAACTCCCATTCCCTCTAAGAGGTCTATGACAAATGATTACCGTAAGATGCAAAGAATGTGGAACAGAATTAACATCCACTAGTAAAGTACAATTCTGTGGTTGCCCCAACCAGATGAGAGTTGTGGACAACAAAGTTGGTGCTAATGATCTTGATAAGGTCGTTATGGTATCTAACAACGTAGAGAATAAGATTAACAGTCATTTCTCTAGATCAGAACTCCTCTATCAAGAGGAAAGACGCAGACGCAAAGTTCGTAGGTTAGACTTTGAAGTCAAATAATTGGAGAGGGTCCGGTTGGTCGAGGAAGCTGTCTTGAAAACAGTCGGGTGTAAAAACTTCGCAGGTTCGATTCCTGTTCTCTCCGTTCGTTATAATTTCCTCATATTTAATATTTTTGTAACAATTTGATACACTAGATAGTGTGTAGACAACCTTTCTACCAATCATGCATCCCGACGACTTAGAAAACTGGAAAATTATTAAAGAGAAATTTGAGGAAAACGGCACAACTGATAATTACTATTATAAAAGAGCTTGTGCTATAGTAAATGGGTTACCTGACCCAATGAGTAATATACCAAATGTCTCACAGGATGAATGAGATTAAACCATCTCATTATGTAACCAAAGAAGAATGTCAGGAAATGATAGATACTGCTATACGAAGACATAATCGTAATGCTGGTATCATCAGTATGTTTGTTGGATTTTTTATTTTAGGACTTTTCTCTGAGGGTCTTCTTAGATTAATTGGAGTAATACCACCACTTTTCCCATGGCTACACATCACATTGAAGTAATTGGAATAGTTTTACTTCTAATATTTGCCGCCACAATGTTTTATCAGGGAACCATGATATTACATCAACGACAAGGTTATTCACAAAAATATATAAAGAGAGACCTTGAAAGAATGCGTCTAAGAGTCGAAGAGGTGATAAAAAATGCAAAAGATTAATTCACTCGTCTTATCATTTACAGTTTCAATCATAGATTACCTTTATAGGGGGAGGCATTTTCAAAGATTTTGGGTACTAGAAGAAATTGCTAGAGCACCATACTTTGCCTTTCTAAGTGTGCTTCACCTTAGAGAGTCACTGGGGTTACGAGGTCCAGAACACATCTATTTGATGGAGGAACATTTTGCTCAAACTCTTAACGAAACAGAACATCTGGAATACATGGAAAGCAGGGGTGGCAATTCTTATTGGATTGATCGCTTTTTCGCCCGACACCTTGTACTTATCTACTATTGGGTCAACGTGGTTTATTATTGGTTGGATCCTCGCGCTGCTTACCATCTCTCCTACGAAATAGAACTTCATGCTGAGGATACATATGCAAAGTATCTAAAGTATGAAGATCGTAATGACAAAGATATTGAGAGGATTATGCTCGATGAGAAGCATCATGCAGAGGAGTTAAAAGAAGCAATGGAAATAATAAAATGAATATTTTGTTTGCATTTGCTTTCATAACTTTACTAACGCTGGGAATGCAGTTAACATGGCCAGGTAGATACCGAGGTTAACATGAAAAAGAAAACCGAGGAGGAAAGAAAAAAAGAAATTGAAAGGATATCAAGGCAAATTCATCCACACGATGATGAACCTGATCCTACTGCTGATATGGGAAATTACAATTTTCCGCAAATGCTTTTTGCTTTCTGCCTTGGTTTTGTAACTATGTTTGTATTATCAGTTAATGAAATAAATGAGTTTAAAGGATGTCCATTCCCAGAGTATTTTACAGAACCTAGATGAAACCAATCATTTTAATCGCATGTTTTCTTCCTTTAGGTATTATCTACATAGTAATGAAAGTAGCAGTTTGGTTGTCCGCAATCAATGCTGAAACGGATTATGTCAAACGAGAACCACTACGAAAACGAGGACCCTACGTGGCAAATCCGTATGAAGATGTTGATGACGAGGAAGAGGAATATGGAGATCGCACAGATTATAGATAGTGCAATTTATGAGTATTACTCAGAAAAAGATCTACCAGTTCCAGACTGGAAAATGAAAAAGAATCCACAATGGTGGATTGATTATCTTAAACAATTAGGACTAGACTCAAGGAATCCATGACAAAATATATGCCCGATTTCACAAAAGAAGAATATATTTTAATTATTGAAGCATTAGAAAAAAGACAGCATTGTTTTATTGCTGGTGATAAAATGTTTAATGAGTACGCTTCTTTATCGCAAGAGATGAGAAGGAGAATGCAAAGTGCAAGAGCTTGGAGATCATGATGAAAGTAGGATTAATTGGATTGGGAAGAATGGGCGAGGGTATGTCTCGTCGTATGATGAAAGCAGGTATCGAAGTATGGGGTTACAGGAGGAACTATGAAAAAGCTCAAAAAGCGTTTGAAGCAGGTTATGTCAGTGGAGTTGCCGCTTCTCTGGAAAGCCTTGTTCAAGTAGTACATGACAGGGAGGGTATGGTTGGTAAAGCACCAGGTATCTTTCAACTCGTTATCCCCGCAGAACTAGTAGAGGACACACTAAATGAGTTACTACCATTACTTGGCGACGGGGATATTATTATTGACCATGGCAATAGCAACTTTAAGGATTCTCGCAGGAGAGCAGAAAGGTTGGCTAAGTTGGGCATCCAATATATTGACTGTGGTACTAGTGGTGGAGTTTACGGTCTGGAGCGTGGATACTGTCTTATGGTTGGTGGTGCAAGTGGCGCAGTATCTGTCTGTGCCCCCATTTTCAGGGCACTCGCACCTGGCATTACCTCTGCACCCCGCACAGACCCTTACACAAGCGCAACATCTGCTGAGTACGGTTGGTTACACTGTGGTGGACCAGGTGCAGGGCACTTTGTTAAGATGGTTCATAATGGTGTAGAATATGGAATCATGCAAGCATATGCAGAGGGATTTAATATTCTTCAGCACGCTGATCTTGGCAGCAAGTATGTAAAGGAGGGAGATGCCGAAGTCGCTCCAATGGAAAACCCAGCAGATTACCAGTATGATATTGACACTGTTGAAGTGGCTGAGTTATGGCGTCGTGGTTCTGTGGTTGGTAGCTGGTTACTCGATCTTACCGCTGATGTTCTGCGGCATGATCCTAAACTGGACAAGTTTGATGGAGGAGTATCAGACTCTGGTGAGGGTCGTTGGACTCTTCACAGTGCTGTGGATCTCGGTGTTCCCACTCCTGTTATTAGTGCTGCCCTCTTTGAGAGATTCAACTCCCGAAGACTTGGAGAATATGGAAACAAAATCCTAAACGGTATGCGCTATATGTTTGGTGGTCATCATGTTCGCTAATGTTCTTGCGTGGATCGCGATACCCTTTGTGGTATCCACAATATATTTCGGGATACGAAAAGGTGAGAATAACTACTACGAGACAGACAAGTATGATGGAAACGGAACCGCTCACTAGACGTATAGTTATCTTCGGTGCTACTGGAGATCTATGTAAGAGAAAACTTATCCCAGCACTCTATGAGTTGTGGAAGAAAGAATTACTTCCACATAATATCTTGATTGTTGGTGCTTCTCGCAGAGAGCATA